TTAGACAGGATTCATCTCGTAGACTTCGCCGTCGGTATCGTACTTGAGGGACCATGTCTCCGTGGTAGTGACGGTGGTCCCTGCTTCATCGTAATATTCGTATTTCATTGTCTGGTAGTTGCCATTGGCATCCGGGTTAGACAGCAGAGTCCGCATATAGACGGTATCGTTGGGACGTTTGTATTGGACTTCTTTGTAGACGCCCTTTGCTGTGTCTTTGGTCCATTTCGCGATCTTCAGACGATGGCTGCCGGGAAGCTTCCACGGTTGCCAGCCAGTGGAGGTCTTGACTCGGGTGAACATACCGAATCCATGGAAATCATTGGCGATCTGGAACTCCCATCTGAGCGGGTCACGGGAATGCTTCATGGATGTCAGATAGATGAAATCATGTCCGCCTGGCGGGCGGTTTTTCCCCTTGTATACGTCGTACATGCGGTTGCCCACGTCTGTAGGCAGCGTGTTGATATCTGCGTTGTCACTGAGATTTTCCGTATAGCGGCGGAGGTATTGGGTATGCGGATCACCAGTAGAGTTGTGGTTTCCTGTATGGTGGAACGTCTCAGAACCGATCCGCATGCTGCCGTTATCATAAATCTGCACACCCCGATCCCAGTTCCAGTCCTCACCATTCACGGTGCCAGACGGTGCAAATACCAAGGCATTTCCCTCAGTCTGATGATGCATCACCCATGAGAGGCGATTCGGATATTTGGAGACGAACGCATAGGTATGATTACTCTGAATCGTACCTGTAAAAGTCGCGCCAGACAGATTGGCCTTCTCATCGGAAAGCTGCTGAAGCGTCTTCACCGGCTTCTCCCACCAGTTGGCCTTGCCTGTGATCGACTTGATCATGTTGGCGAACCAGGATAAAAACTGCGTGTATTTCCCCGTATTGCCTGTCGGTGTAAGCGCCTGATCGACAGCACGGTCGCCGATGTGCGTATCCGTGACACTGCCTGCGGTACTCGGCAGGGTGCCTGTTTTCAACGCAGCGAGATCGGTGTCCAATTGCCCCAGACTTGTATCGATCTTCTCGAAGTTATCATTGAGCATCGTCTTGACATTGAATGTCTGCTTGGCATCCTCGATGGGGTCTGCCATGTACAGATTTTTATTCGGTGTGTATTGACCCATAGGTTATGCACCTCCTGCAAAGTTTTCCAATGGTTGTGTCTGAAGCTGTTCGAGTGTCATCTGTTGGACGTCTTCGATAAACAGGTAGCGGAACTCGTACTCCACTCCGAGGTGGGCGGGCTTAATCTCCTCGATGGCCCGCTTCAGCTCTTCGAGTCGCGGAGGAATCCCGATCTGGCTGGTGAACTTCACCCTGATTCGTCCGTTGAAGCTGACCTCACAATCCCCGTTGGCGTAGGCGTCGGCCACCACCTTGATCTGCATCCGGTCGATTTTGCCTGAGCCGCGCATTTTGGAGCGGATCACCTCGCGCCGCGCATCGTATGATTTGGACAGGTCAGTGGGGATGCCAAGTTCCTGCTCAAACACAACAAGGCCCCAAGTAGCCGTAGAGACGTCCAATTGGGGCATCAGGTCTTCGAGTTGTCCGTTGATCAGTTCCAGTTCAAGCTGTTCGGCTGTTTCGAACTGCTGCAGGACCCGGCTTTTTTGCATAAAAGCAGGGAGATGGTTAAGCAACGGTTACTCCCCCCAGTATCGGCACCTCGTTGTCTGCCAGTTGAATGTTGGCTGTACCGCCATTGACGAGCAGGTTGGAATAGTCGAGGTATCCATGTGTGTTTAAGATGATATTGCCGATCTTGGCGTAGCTGGGATGGATGCCGGTAAAGGAGCAGGATGCCAGATAGTCGCGGAGGTTCTCCTCTAGATTGCGGATTCGGTCTGGCTCGGCTACTGCCGGATCGGTTACCCCCGTAAATGAGATGCTGATCGTCCTAGCCACCGCACTCTCCACCGTGCAGCGCGCTCCCAGCGGTGCAACGCCATCCCCGAGACCTGTTGAGCCGGGGTCGATGTAAGCCTGCACCTGTGCGACCAGTTCGTCGCTCGCCGGTTGCTTGTTGGCATCGATGATGATGATTTTGACCGTGTTGTCACCGTTCCAGAGCGGGATCACCTTGGCATCGCCTACGCCGACCACCTCTTTTGCCCAGTTGCGGTAGTGGTGCCTGTTGCCGCTGGTAGCCGGGGTGCGGACGCGTTCGTAGTAGCGCTGGAGCAGGGCTTCATCTGTCTCGGCATCGAAGCCGTTGGTAACTGGCTCGAGGTTAGTGACAGAGGTGATGCCTTCGATTGGCATAGGGAAGCTTTTGATCGCGTTGGCCGGGACGTTGCCGAGGCTGCCAGGGAGGGTGCATTCGACGGTGGTTTGGGCCGTTCCGCCCGCCCCGATCTGGACAGCTTCCGTGACGATGTAAGACATGGTATCTGAGGCGACACGGTCTCCCTTCACAATTGGTGTCCCTGGATTACCCGTCAGAAGGATATAGGTACTGGCCTTCGTTGCCTGATTGCGGGAAATACCCGTTCGCTCATAGATGCGCTGAGCCAGCTCGTCCCCGCTGAGATTATCCAATTGCAATTTTTTTTTCCATTCATCCACTTTGCCATACCAATTGGTCAATTCCAACGAGTACGCCTTGAGTACATCTGAAATAAAACTGCCCACTGCTTTGTTAAAACGGTTATCCACAGCGGTAATCATCCGCTGAAAAATCTCTTGGCTTGTCTGACTCATACGAACTCAGCTCCTTGTCGAAATTGGTTCCCATCCCTAAGAAGGACGTCAAACTCTACAACGAGCATCGCCTTCACCTGCCGAAACTCCCAGTTGGATAGACCCATGATCATGGGATGACGGGTTAATGCCTCTGTCACCTCCCGCTTGATCTCCTCTACGAAAAAGTCTCGGTACCGCTGGAATTGATAGCCCACCAGCAATTCTCCCAGTGGTATGCCGTAAGCTTCACCCTCGTAGATTTCAAAGACATCCCGTTCCGTACGCAGGCACTTTTCTACCCAGAGTTTGATCGCATCCATGCCGTCCACTTCTACACATTTACCATCGACGAGCACGAACTCCCCTACAGCAAAGTCAAAAGCGACCTCTACACCCAACCTGTCCTGCTCGCTTTCTTGCCCCTCCTGAAAAGGAAGCTGGCTATTTTGCGGTATCACTCCATTTCACCACCCGGTTTGAAATATAGTAGAGCTGTCCATCTGCAAAAGGCTGAACCAGTACGGTATCACCGACCTTGAGCGGATCTAAGTACGTGATCTCTTCTTCCTCTGTTGTATAATCAGTGGACACCTGCAAGGATTCAATCCCATGGCTGTGCCCTGGACTCCCTCCAACTGCCGTGCTTCCTGCATTTATCTGCGAGAAGGAGAGCTTGCCTTTTGATTCGGCTTTTCGTTTGTGATCAGGCAACAGATGCTCGGCGAAGACCATGTCATCCTTGTCGAGTACGAGTCCGTCTATTTTGATCTCAATGTTTGGAAAAGCGTTGGTAACCGTCCCCAGTTGAATACTTAGAATCACAGGGTTTTCACGCTCTTTGAACAACTTTGCCCACATCGCAACCACATCGTCCATCGTTCCTGCATTTCCCATGGTCCCACCTCCTTTTTAAGCTAATTTGGTTTTCAACTGTGTCTTGTGGATTCCATTAGAGACCGTATGCGATGCGGAAAGGATGACAAACGTGCCTTTGGCTCCTGTCGAGTCATCGACAATATCAATGAGTCGCCCGGCACACAAATCGTCGTGCCCGACCACGGTAAAACTCAATTCATCCTTCACCTTGCTTTGCTCTTTCAAGTAATATCTGGCTTTTTTCTCGGCCTCCGCCTTATTTTCTTTTTCAATCGAAATATACTCTTGCAACAATCCGTATTGCTTCACGCTTTGATCATCTTTGGCTGTGGCCAGTACTTTCTCTTGGGCTGTGACGATGACACTATTTTTCATCTCTTCGATGGAAAGAGTTCGGCTCGGATCAGACAGTGTCTCCATAATCGGAATAGGACTGACATGATCAGCCAGCTTGATCATTGGTGCGATCTTCAGCTTGCTGCGTTCCTCGATATAGAGCTTTCCTTCCCGCATCTCCATCCGGTATTTCTCTTCGTATTCGCCCTGTGCCTGTGCCAGGATATCTTTGATAATCTCTGCGAGTGCCTGTCCTGTATAGATTTTGTTAATCGGGTTCTTAATCGCAGCAATACTGCCAATCGGGAACTGACGTTGATCCGACGTCAATACTTTTCGGATCGCGTCATCGGCACGCTCCCCTTTGAACTTGATCGTCAGTTTGGACTGATTGAGGTAAAAAGCCGGGTCAAGACAATGAAAGGAACGGTTATGACGACCGTTCCTTGTCTCGGTGATAATGACTCCTTGAAAAAGAGTCCGCTGGTTATGACGCAACATGATTCCATCGCCCGGCGCCGTTTCCGTGTAAGGGAAGATGCCTCCCCTATTTTCCGCCAAATCAAAATCCAGCTGCGCCCCCAACGTGTCCAAACTGCTTGACCACGAAAGATTCCCCACAGGCAGCAGGGTCTGTTTCCCGTTACGCACGAGGTAGACTTCATGACTCATCAGATTCACCCCAAAAACTTAAATTCAGATAAATCCAGCTTATACGGCACATCCTGGCTTCTGTCAGCACCATAGGTAAAATCATCGATCGTCATGGCGATGTTGATCCCAAGCTCAGGAATGACCATACGGATCGGCAGGCTGCTGTCCCGCCATTTTCTCAGTGTCTCAACGTAACTGAGCATCGGCTGATGCTCGCCCCGCACGAATAGATATGTTTCTGCTGGAAAAAAGGAGGAGATGCTGCACCGTTTCAGCTTCGATTTGCCGATCAGCTTAATTTCTCCGTATTTTTCCGTAGTGAAGGTTTCGTGGTTATTACCTGTTTCAATCGAAAATTCATTCGGCAGGACAGGCAGTTGAATCAGTTCTTGACGGTTGTTCCACGAGAGGAAAATATCCAATGGTTACGTAACCTCCTTTTGAAAATATGGAGGCAATGGGGTACTTGACGTATTTTGTACCTGCAAGTTAACCCTGTTAAATGTATTAATTAACATCGCTTCTATCTGCTTTTCATTTTGAATCTGCGGGTTATTGATGGTGAAATATTGATTGTTGACCGTTTTATTATTTTGAGTGACTTGATTGGCCGTGGACTTTTGATTGTTGTTTGTTACCCCTTGGGCTGGAGCTGTGATCGTGTTAATCGTCGGGAGATAGGAATTATCCAAATTTTTCTGTTTATTGATATAGAACTTCTCAGCGTTAAACCGGTCACTGTCATTATTCTGCGAATCAGCAATTCGGTTTTCCAGCGAGTTAAAATCTCGATCTATCCCCAACCGCCTTTGTTTATCCAATGCAGCATAATAGCTATCTGCATAATTACTGCTGCTGGCAGCAAGCGATTGTTGCATCTCTTCTGACAAAAACGGAATCTTCGAAAAACCATTTAACAATTCGAACATAAACTTGTCGAAGAGAATCTCTACTTCGAGAAAAATGCCTTTAAAGGTGTTCCCGACATTTTTAAAAGAAACACCGATTTCATGCATCTTTACCTTCCAGTTCTCAAATACCGCCATGATCTTGTCCTGATTCTGGTACACCATCACAAATACCATCCCGAGCGCAGCTACTGCCGTAATAATAACCCCGACCGGATTCGCCAACATAGCCGCATTCAATCTCCACTGTTGGATGGAGGCAAGCACAAGTCCGGCCCTATAAGATGCCCATGCCACAGTAGCAAAGGTGATCGCTGTCCCAAGACCATACATTAAGTTCGTCTGCCCCTGCAGTCCCTCCCCTTTCAACCTGTCGAAGAAGGCTCCGAATGCTTTGCCAGCATCTCTGAAGTTTCCATTCAACAGATTGGCAAAACCACGGATTGCAGGCTCTAATTGTTTGAAGGAAACCAGTAATGACCCCGCTAAAATATCGGACAGACCCTCAATGACTCCAGTCACCTGTGGCAACACATTCTGGGCAATCGCTTCAAAGAGGTTAAACAATGGCTGAAACGCCAGTCTGATGTCATCTATGATCCGGATGATGACAGGTCCGAACTTATCCCAGTTCTTGTAGATGAGGGCGCCTATCCCTATCGCGATACTAAGCAATGGATTTAATCTGTAAAAACTAGCCGCAAACCGCAAAATGACTCCCGGTAAAGACAACAATCCCCGGAGCACAATAGGTAAGCTGGTGGCAAACATACGCGGCAATATAGACAACTGTGCCATCCAGACCCGAACGGCCGGACCTATTGTAGCCATATTTTCAACCAGTAACATTGCCCCTGATGTAAGCGAAGCCATCCCCACTGTTGTGGCGATTACTGCTGGTGCAAACAGCATGAATTTGGCTATGAATTCCGTCACGCCAGGATGAGTCTGCAAGAATGCGTGAACATTTTTCATCAGATCATAAAAAGCTGAACTGATCGCAGCCAGAGTAGGCTGCATCGCTTTATAAATCTCGATGAGTGACGCCATCCCAGCCTTCAGACCTTTGGTGAAATTCCCCATCGCTCCTTTGTCGAGAGCCGCACCCATCATCTCGAAAGATTGGCTTCCTTGACTCCCCGAGGCTGTTTGTTTCTGCATGGCCTCTAGTTTTTTTCGGTCAGCCAGCGCTTTTTGAGCTTCTTCGAGGTTGCCTGAGTTCTCCTTGAGCGCGAGAGCAAGAATATCAGAGGCTTGATCCACTGTGCCTTCAACCCCTAACAGGTCTTGGATATCTTTAATCGCCTCATAATACTTCTCCGCTTCCTGAGCCTGACTCCAGACGCCAGTCTCGATGCCATCCTTTTGGTTTTGCTTGCCAAAGGCATCATAGAATTGCCATGCGCGCGTCGCCTCGACCTCCAACTGCTTGTTATCCACCTTGTGTTTGTTGACCAGATCGCTGAATAAATCACCTGTCTCGGCGTATGTCAAATTCGTCTCGACAGTGAGGTTCAGCATCTGCTTTTCGATCTCCGGCATCTCGATATCGGCAGTCAACGTGCGGGCCTGAAACTTGTTGACCATCTCCTCGTACTGCGTCCCCACTGCACTAATCCCAACGGCCACCTGGGTCAGTGCGCCTGCAAAACCCATAGCTGCTGCCGATGCATTTTGATACGCGGTCTGATTACTGGAAAACGAGATCATATCTTGTTCTTGTTTGGTGTTCCAGATCACCTTTCTTGCTTCCTGATCCAGTGCTTGGAGGGCATTCTTCGTTCTCTGATTCATTCCTTGAAAACGGCTGCCCATTCTATCGAGATTCGTAATGACACGTTCTGCTGTACGGTCCGATGTGTCCTGAAGCTGCTTTAGCCATTGATCAATCGGATCAGTCTGTGCATTCAACATTCCCTCATCCTCCTTCCTCCTCAAATAGGAAAAAAGCAAGGTCAGAGCAGATCCCCGCCCTGCCTTGCTTTCTCTTCCAGCTCCAGCATCATGCTCGCCACCATAAAGCCTGTCTGATACGCGTCATAGCCCATCAGCACATTGAGGTCCACACCTTTTTTGACGTTGTGGTGATACATGGCGAACACGGTGCTGGTTTTGATTAGTTTTTTACGTCTTCCACCAATTCGACCGGATTGGAAGCGACATCCACATCAGCCAGCTCCAAGATACGGGATGCAAGGTGAAGGATTTCCGGCACTTCAAAGATTTTGCGGACAACATCCGTGGCGTTTAACTGAGAGACCTTCAGTCCCTTGCGCAGCTCCGGATCGGAGAGCTTGGGGTCGATGACGCAGGAATAGACCAGCTTTTCATTGAGCTGCTGGTTGATTTCGGCAGAGTCGCCTTTGGAGTAGATCATCTTCGCCATGTACTCTTCCATCATCTTCTGATCCGGCTCCTGAATCGTCATGGTCGCATCGAGGCGCTTCACGTAGACCTCAGCGGTTTTCAGTTCGCGGCTTTCTTTTCCTTTGGCCTTGGCAATCAAATCTTGCATCGTCGCTTTTTTCTGTGCGTTCATGTGATAGGTCACTCCCTTTTATTCGTTACAGGTGGTTATTGGATATTAGATGGTGTCTTCGTACTCGAAGCTTGTGACGGTGAAGCGAAATGGGAACTCGCGCTCAAGCAGCTTTTTTGGTTCGAACTGAGTGAGCGTCAGCTTGGACAGCCATGCTTTGCCGATGACCGCAGTCTCGAAGCCCTCGGATTCTGGGTCGGCCAGCTGGAAGACGATTTTGAAGTAAGGGTTTTTGCCCCTCTTCCATTGCTCGATGACATCTTTGGCGATACCGGTGTTCACCTTGTAGACGGTGAAGCTGCCGGAGCCTTTGAGGCCGATCAGCTTTTCGTGCTCATCGAGGGTGTGCAGCATGTTCACCTGGGCAAACTCTGCCTCAACCTCGCAGTTAACTGCTTTGACTTCCATGATTTCTTGATCGTCGAGGAACATCTTGCCCCAGGTTCCGTTAATGATTTGACCTGCTTCCAACATGTATGGTCAGCTCCTTTTCGTATGCATTCGGGTATGCTTGATTAGATCGAAACGATAAATTGCAAATCTTCCATCGCGTCAAGCGGCTTGATCGCACCACCGACGAACAGGCGGGAACCTGTGTTGGCTGTTTTGATCTCTTGGTCAGACATCTCGGTGACATCCACACCTTTGTCGGTCAGATGCTGGCGGATGGCCGCAACGTCGATCGCTACCTTGTTGACTGCTTCACCGTCGAGTGCACCCGCATTGACGAGAGATTGCAGATAGCTGTTGACCGCACTCACGAACAAAAGCTTGTTCACGTAGGAATTTTTCATGGAGACATAATGATCGGCAAATGTGCGCTTGATATCCTCGCGGGCTTGGTCGATCACTTCGACGACAGCGATTTTGCTGAAGTCTTCTTTTTTGGTCGCGGTATAGGTCACGAGTGAGTTGATGCCGCGCGCCAGCTTGTGTTTGCGGCCGTCGAAGATGATGATCAATTCACCATTGTTGATATCTTGATCCGGTGTATCGCTTTCTTTGACCGAGATGATCTCATCGAGTGGGAAATACGTCGCAGAACGGGTAAAAGGCAGCCCAGCGAGCACACCTGCGATTCGTGCGCAGTATTCAGCAGTTGTGTAGGTTTTTTCGTCTGTTTTGATTTCATCTGTAGTGAAATTGACGATGCCCTCATGATTGCTTGCGCTGTTCGGGTAGACCGCCTTGAATGGCTTACCTGCTTCACGCTGTTCTTTGATGAATGTGACCAGTGCAGCGATTTCGCCGGATTGTGCACCCGGTACTGCGTTCCAGTTCCATTCACGCGTCTTCAGACGGTTGAGGGCTGCTGTGTAGTCGGTGCTGGCTGGATCGATGCGGATGACGAGCACCTTGGACGGCTTGCCCTTGAATACGTCACGGATGTAGCCATAGTTGGCGGTGGTCCAGTCTTCTTGCTTTACCTCAGACAAGCTCTTATAGGTGATCTCGTCAAAAGTCGTATTGGTGCTGTCTTTGAGGATCAGTGACACGATGCCTCGCTGTGAGCGCTCAACCGCTGTTGACGCCAAGTTTTGAAATACCACTTCGATTTGTGGAAGTCCCATGTTTCGTACACCTGCTTTCTACATAGTTAAGGTTAGCTCTTGCATCGGCTCGGATGTTGGATCATCCACAGCCTGTGCCCGTTCGAGGAAGGTCAAGTCAAACGATACGTTGAGTTTGCCCTCCTTGATCTCTGCCTTGGATTCGGTGATCCGAAGCTTACGCAACCGGTTCTGATCGTCGGAGTCAGAAATCTCAAGCGTTCCGACGAACCTGGTATTCAGCTTGTCGATCACGTCATAAAAGGCAAGCTGACTCACCGGATCTGTCTCATACGTCACCGTTATGGTCGTCAGCTTTTTCTGCATAGACGGCGACTCCTGTGTCACCGTATGCGGTGATAACACCATAAAAAAACAAGGCTTCACGCCTTGCTCCACGGTCTCTTCATAGACCGTCACACCGGGAAAAAGAGCGGTTATCTCGCGGCTCACCGCCTGCAGCACGTCTCGAAGCTTCAT